CCGCGCGACGCGATACCGGGAGCAAAGCAACGCAAGGCGCGAATTGTGCAGGTGTCGGCGCGGGTGGACGACTTCATTGCCGGGAGGATTACAGTAGAAGAACTGGACGACGAAGAGTTGGCGCGAGGGTATCCAAGGTCGAGTGCGGGCAGATTTACTGTTCCGCCAAAAGTAGTTCCGCGGGCGCTGCATACCCGAATGGTTCGGGAGCTGTTTAAGCGTGCCGACGTTGTGCTGAAGAAGTCTCTTGTGGATTGTGTGGAGACCCTTGCGGGGATTGCCAACGATCCGGATGTTGAAGCCAAAGACCGGATCAAGGCGAGCATCTTCATTCTGGAACGAGTAATGGGGAAGACCCCGGATGTTGTGCATGTTGGGCAGGAAGAAAAGCCATATCAAAGTATCCTGAACAAGATTGATCGGGATATGGAGTCGGACTCCTTTGTAATCGATGGAGAGGTGGTCGAGGGTTCCAATTAAGGGCCGATGATGGCCCTAGGAAGCTTCGGGGGTGCCCGGAGGGACCGAAGAGGGCTCCGAAGCCCGGAGCTTCGCGATGCGGGGCTACTACGGGGCCTTCGGAATCGTCCGGCGTCGGGTAGGCTAGGGCTAGCGACCGCGCATCTATGACGGTTGAGGATCGCAACCCCGGCTGTGGGGGAGCCACGAGGACGCTAACCAACGAAAGGAATGGAAAATGCCAGCGTTGCGACCAATCATCACTTCCCCTCGGACGTCGAGTGCAGCGGAGGCGGACGCGGTGCGCACTGTCGACGCCGTGACTTATCCCCGACGTGGATACGTCGCCGGAGCCCGGAGCAAACTTGGAGCGACTCTGTCTGGAGTACGGGCCGTCGGTGCGATGCGGCTGAAGGGCGGAGCGTTCGCACCCTTCTCCAAGCGCAAGTTCCGCTAGGGCGATACAATGACTCGGTGCAATGCGCGTGCGCAGGGTTGGTGGAATTGAGGCTGTTGGCTCATGTGCCCCTTTGTACCGACCGGCCCCGTACGTCATCAATCGCCCGGTGACGTACGGGGCTTTAAACTTGCAGCATAGTCAAACAATGGGAAGGCGTGAGCCGGAATGAGTTTCCAATGGTGCAACGAAGCTCAGCTACAGGAAGCAAGGGATGAGGTAACGAAGGCACAGAATCGAGTAACGACGGAAACCGCTCGGCTCAATAGGGCGAAGGTCAATTTACGAGGGGCACGTTTGTGGCCGAACAAAAGCGGAGAATGACATGTGGAAGAAGAGTTCTCGATCGGAGCCGTACCCGGACAGTGACCAGTGTGTCGAGGTATCGGTAGGCGACAGTGCTGTTGCTGTTCGGGATTCCAAGAACCCGGGCAGCGGGCACCTGCTATTTCCTCGGGACACCTGGGAAGAGTTCATCGCGGCTGTGAAGGGTTGCGAGATCCATTCCTGAGATATTGGGTTGGTTTGTTGCAGTCTTCCTCGCGGGGATGGGCTGCGGCTTCCTCATAAACGATTCAGCGCGAGGCAAGGATGATGATCTGTAATGGCGGAAACGGATTGTCCTCTTGATGAATGTTCGCACTCTGAATCCCAACATGATGCAAGTGGAGACGAGGAGAATCCCACTCCTGTGTGTTGTGTCCCGGGCTGTCTGTGCGGCCAACCTTGGCTCGTTGTTGATATCAACCCTCCTCTGCTACTAAGGTAAGGGCGATGATCTGTAAAGGGTGCAGCGAGGACGAGCATTGGAATTGCGACAACCTATGGAGGAGTGTCAACAACGCCAGGGTGCCTCGCGATCCGCCGGCCAAGTCTTGGTGCGATTGCCAACATAGGGAGCGCATAGGTTAATATGTATGCGCCGATTGCGTTATGGCGCTGGTGCCCATTGTGGTACCAGATGATTGAACTGGCCGAGACCGACTCGGCCTGAACCGAAGGAGTTATATGCGTCACCGCATGCAACCTCAGAACCGCACCGGCCGTCGTGTAGCTGTGATGAGTGCTGTGCTGCTGGCCACCGGCCTCGGTACCGCTGCGCCCGCTCTCGCTGGCAGCTCACCGTCAAAGGGCGCCGAGAACACCAGCTACACCTTCGATCCCGACGTCATCGACGCCGACACCGGCGTGGATGTGGATAACGTGCTCAACGACGTAGTCGACGTGCTCAACAACGGCAACATCGGCTGAGTCTCAAACGTCTGGCGCCGACGGACGCTAGACCAGGCCCGGTCTTTCGGTCGCTTTCCTTTCGTTCGAGGCCGGAGACCGGGCCGCCCACAACGATTCGCGTTACACATAGGGTGATGCAGAGATAGGGCGACCGGGCGATAGCGATGGAGCTGATGGGACGGCACTCGAAGAAGCAATCGGGCTCAGGCTACCTTGCTGTATTACAAGCAATGGGCGGGCCAGGTCTGCATTATAATTGGGATGTGGCGGCTATCACGATGATGTTCAGTGGAATGGCCTTCATGTTGTTTGGCTTCTGGCTCGTGGGTTCATTGTTGGTAACAATCGGTTACACCATCTTCTTCTGTTATGCCTAGCAGCATCAACGCCTGGGCCTTGCTACGGGAATCCGGCTGGAATCCGCATCCCGGGCAGGTGCAGGTGTTTGCTTCTTCGGCTCGACACCGGGTTGTCTCGGCAGGGCGGCGGTTTGGTAAGAGTGACCTGGGCGGACACGAGCTGTTGCCGGAAGTGTTCCTGGCGTACTCGATGGCCAGTGAGCTACTGGACGCTGGAAAGCGCCGTGAGTTTTGGATTGTTGGGCCGGAGTATGGGGATTCCGAAAAGGAGTTCCGGGTTATCTGGAATGATCTGAATCGGCTCCAGGTTCCCTTTGATAGACCTGGCTCTTACAATGACCCCATCGGGATGAACATGCACATCTCGCTTTGGGGCGGAGCATTCCAGATCCACGCCAAATCCGCGAAGCACCCCGAGACGCTTATTGGCGAAGGGTTGCACGGAGTAATCCTGGCGGAGGCCGCAAAGCTCAAAGAGGTGGTTTGGACTAGGTTCATTCGGCCTACCCTCGCGGACCACAACGGTTGGAGTCTGCACACCAGTACTCCAGAAGGTCGCAATTGGTTCTATGAGTCCTGGAGGAGAGGGCAGGATCCACGTAACCGGGACTGGGCGAGCTGGAAGATGCCGTCCTGGAATAACCCGCATGTCTATCGCACCCCGACTCAAACTGAAGACGTGCTCTATCTCCAGGACCTGCTTAACAGTGATGAAGCTTTGGAATGCTCAATATATGAACTGATTGAAAATTATGAGCTGGAGATAGATCCGGAGATCGTGTCGCTGCTCAACGACCTGACCGAGGAATCTTTCAATCAGGAGATCGGTGCCGACTTCACTGAGTTCGTCGGGAGAGTGTTCAAGCTCTTTGACGAAGAGACTCATGTATTTGATTTGAAGTTCAATCCGAGTTGGCGAACGTACGCCGGAGTAGACCTCGGTTTCACTAATCCTTCGGTCTGGCTATTAGTCCAAGTTGGTCCTTGGGGCGATGTGCATGTCCTGGATGAGTTCTACCAATCGACCCTTACTGCCAATGAGTTTGCAGACCAGGTGTCGCTGCGTGGGTTGGCTCCTGGCAGCATGCTTGGGTTCTACTCGGACCCGGCGTCTCCGGGAGACAACAAGATCATTGCGGAGGCACTTAAGGTCAAGAGCATTGGCGGTACCGGTGGCGAAATTAAGCACCGGCTGGATGCTATTCGGGGCAGATTAAAATTAGTGCCGCCGCACTTGCCCGCCGGGCATCCCGAGAAGCTACCAAAGATACGAATTGATAGACGTTGCAAAGAACTGATCCGAGAGATGGGGGCGTATCGTTATCCCTCGAAACGAATAGAGGTGGACACGAACTCGGCAGAAGTCCCTCTCAAGATGGACGACCATGGCCCGGAAGCTCTCGGGCGATTCATGGCCGGGTTCTTCGGAACTCCACAAAAGACTACTCATCGGCGTCGAACACACAAAGTCAACATCAAGAGATAGGGCGATAATGGCGAAGACGATAGCTGTTGACTTTGATGGAGTGATACATGCCTACCGCAAAGGATGGCATGACGGCACGATCTATGATCTTCCGTTGCCCGGAGCTATCGATGGATTACTGCGCCTGATTGATGAATATTCAGTTTTTGTTTTTACTACAAGGGAGTGCAATCGAGTCGGCACTTGGTTATTACGAGCCGGTCTGCCAATAACTGTCAAGCCCGATGGTGATCCGAATTTTCCATTCTGGACTGGTCGCGAGACCATCTTGGTTACGAACTTGAAATATGCAGCGGTTGCGTACATTGATGACAGGGCTTACAAATTCACCGATTGGGACCAAACGACCCTAGATTGGTAAGTGATATGACTTCCCCATATGCCAGTGTGGTTCCGTTGTTGGGTACCCCGCCGAGTTGGATTGGCAACACTGACGAGGCAACCCGCATTATGTCCTACAGTATTTACGAGGACATCTACTGGAATGTTCCGGAATCATTCAAGTTGGTAATGCGAGGTGACGATGAGAGTCCGATCTACCTGCCTACTGCTCGGAAGATTGTGGAGGCGACCCATCGTTTCCTCGCTATCAATTTTGACTTCGTGGTCAATGACAAGATTGGCACTTCGGGGGAACAGGCCGCACTAGAACTGATCATGCGTGCGCTGTTCAAGCGGGAAGAGATTTACGCCAAGGTCACCACACAGAAGCGCTATGGATTGATTAAGGGGGATGCGCTCTGGCACATTACTGCGGATCCGGGTAAGGCACTTGGGTCGCGAATCGCCATGCACGAATTAGACCCGGCTATGTACTTCCCAATCCATGACGAAGACAATCCAGATCGAGTGATAGGCTGTCACATCGCCAAGCTGGTGCCCGATCCGAAAGACAAAAACAAGTCAGTCGTTCGGCGACAGACCTACCGGAAGGCGGACAACAATCGGATCACTTCGGAGTTAGCCCTATTTGAAGTTGCTAAATGGGATGACCGAAGAGGCAGCGAGATCAAGCGGGTACAGTCCCTCGTTGACGAGTTTGAGTTGCCAGCACAGATTACCACGATTCCGGTTTACCACATCAAGAACAATCGTGTTCCTGGGGAGCCGTTCGGTTCCTCACAACTTCGGGGGATTGAAACTATTCTGAGCGGTATGGACCAGTCCATTTCGGATCAGGCGTACACCCTG